GCTAAACCCGTACACGACAATCCACTTTGTTGTCTTGACCTATGCGGAACGTCACGGGATCAGAATACGTCACCCCTTCGTACGGGTTTAGCTCACCGCCTACGCTAATCTTTACTGTGCCTGTCCCCTCGATGCGGGGGTACATTCGTGTAACAGACTTGACCATGTTTGTATTACCAGCGTGTAGTCCTACGCGCTCTAGAATACAGGTAAAGTCTGTACCGTCGAAGTCGTTACCGTAATCGACCAAGTACAACTTTGTATCAGTGGTGCCACAAATGAGCACCGAGTCACGGGTAGGACTATAGGGACTAAAGCCCCATGTGCTTGGCGTATCGTCCCACGATGTAGTCGCGTTAGCCCATGAATTTGTATACGTAGGGTTAACTATGCCTTGAGCTATGAACCGAGTACCGGGTAGATCTCTGGTGGTCCAAGAGTTGTCAACGTAGTTCCAAATCAGAGCCTTGTTAGGCAGATCGTTGGTGGCGTCAGACGAAGCATAGCAAAACCATACCTCGTTCTTGATCTTGTTATGAGCACAGAACGTACGGTAGGCTGAGTCCTGTTCTAGATCGTTAAAGAAGAACGTACGAACTTGATCGTCTATGATACTACGAAGCTGAGTGCCGTTATGGATATATATATCATCAGAACTGATAAAGACATGACGACCATCTCCAAGCGCTACTACAGCATCTCTGGCAATTAAACCAGCGTTCTTAAAGCGCTCACGTATTTGGAAAGTAAACGTACCGCCGACATAGGTCATGGCGTATACGCTATCTTCCTTGTATACCATAAGTTCGTTGCCCAACGCAAGAGCGTTTAGGATATGTCCCTTTGTACCACCGATGGTAGCTTGGCCGGACTCAGAATCGGTACTAGACGTAACCCAAGTGTTAGCACCGTTGCTCGATGCACCTTCTGGAATAGCGTCGCTCCAACGCACAGAGAACGGTAGCGCTGTGCCACTGTCTGTCAGATTAAGAGCAACCAAGTGGTTCTTAAAGGGGACAATAGATTTACAACGGAGCGTACTAGGCCAGTTAGTCAGGTCAGCGAACTGGCTGTCGCCCTGTGCGTATTTCTGCGGAACGTCGATGCCGTTGGTACAGACCAAGACACCGCCCAAGATACCGCCTTGCCAGTTATTGGTCGTGCCTGAGATCGTTGTATACGACCCGGCACTGCGAGTAACAGTAGAGTGCGTGGTGTCGTTGATCTGGTAAAGCTCGGTAAGACCACCGTAGATCCACAGATCTGTAGACCCCTTTGTCCAACTTATGGCCCAATAGGGAGCAGCGCTAGGTGTACCTAGAACCTGAGTGTGACCGTCTATACGACCAGCCTTCTTGTCTATGAACCTAGCATTTTGTACATCGTTGAACATATTTGGCGGCATGTCGTACGGAGACAAGTCGTGGTTAAACGTGAAACCACCTTGTAGTCCGTTGATGTCAAAAATTTGTTTAGCCATCAGTGCGTGTCCATACCGTGCTACCAAACGATTGCAGGGTTATAAAGGTACCGTCTTGGAACAAAAGATTACCACCATCTTCTTGAACTATGTTAAGCATATCACGGTCAAAGTTGGTTGAGTTATCTGCCTCACTAGGCCAAACTGTACTTTCATAACTCTGAAGAACAATATAACTGTCGTCTTGGAACAGTAGGTTTCCTTGGTCTTGCTGAGTAAGCGTATTGTTCGTATTGGTCCAAAAGGATTCGTAATATTCTTTTTCCAGAACAAGAAAATTTTCTGAAATAAGATAATTACCGTCCTCTGTAAGAAGCTGATTAGCCATACTTATGCTCCTCTACGGACCATACCCCCTGGATCACCTTGGACACTCATGGTCATAACTGTACCACTGTATCTAGCAGCGTCTTCAGCAGCTCGAACAGAATTGACCGCTTCTAGGTAAAGAGCTGAGAAGCGTTGGAGCTGTTCGTTATCGTTAAGATATACAGCCCCTTCAGCACAAGCGCCGAACAAATACAGCTCAGGGAAATTGTCAAGAATGTTATTAGTTGCGACACTAGAGGACAAAGGGGTGAGCGCTTCATAGTAATTGATTGCGAGTGTGTAGGACCCGTCAGGTGTAGGAGCAATTTTAATATCCTCGCCGATAATAGAGTAGGCGCGTGGTACGCCGTTGGTGTAAGTACCGTACTCTCTGCTCAGCGATTCAGGCGACATATACGAAAGTGCGTAGCTATTGTTGGTGCTGTCATAGACAACGTTACGCAATTCAAGCATATCTGTCGGAAGATTGTAGAAAGCCGTGCCAGAGACGGTGGTGGTGTTGGCACGGACCATGTTAGCACGAGCACGAATGTCTCGATCTAGCCTGCGTTCGGTCAACGTTATAAAATCAGGAATAACCGCGTCCAAATCGGAGCGGTTCAGGTAATTAGCAATGCTTGTCTTTAATTGGTCGTAGTTAGACAGAGCCATTAGATCTTGCTTTCGTGTGTCCGAAGCCACCTATACGAAGGATCATTAAGAAGCTGCTTAACCTTAGGCATGTGGTCTTTGTTAAAGACATCGATGCCTAGTTCTTTCTTCCACTTTTCAATCACGACCAGTGGAATACTAGCGACCTTACGCATCCCCGGGTTAATCTGTGGACCGTACATCGAGTCGCCGTTAAGTTCCTTCTTATTGAGTTCTAGCAGGGGTTCAATGTCCTGCACACGGTGGACAACCATGCTGTCCGTTTCGTGATCGTACTTGGCTTTTGTTTTAATAGGGGAATTCATACTAACCTCTAATTGGGGAGAGCCACTAGGACCCTCCCCGTTTTAGACTTACGACAGGTCGTATACAGCGCCGAGAGCTTTCTCGTTTTTAACAACGAGAGTGTACTCGGTGATGATTGCGCGCTGTTCGCCGTCGGAGGTTGAAGCAACCTCTTTCTGGAAGAACGGACGCAGATAACCAATGCCGTAGTATTCTGGGTCAAGCAACCAGACATCGCGTGAACGCTGGAAGCGGTTAGGAACAACGGCCATTTCACCGAAGTCGGAGACATAGACATCCATGCCGCCGATGATCCGTTGATCAGCCGCGTCGATACGGTTGGAAGCACCGCCCGTAGCACCGACACCGACAAAGCTAGAGAAGGTCTGCTTTTGAGCAGGAGCCATCATCAGATACTTTGTGTTAGCGCCTTCGTTGTAAGCTGAAAGAATAGCAGCTTTCAACAAAGACTCAGTGAACGCACGGGTTGTACCGTCGGTACGTGCTGCTGCACCACCACCAGCACCGTTGGCACCGTCAGATGCTTTGGAGATGTTGGTGTTTACCCAAGTTGGAAGTGAACCAAGTTTACGAACCGTGCTGTCTGCTGACATAGCGGTCTTGGCTTGGTTGACACCTACGAGAGATGTTTCCATATCGCGCTTCAGCTCAGCGGAACGCTTGGTCATCTGATAGGCAAGCTCTTCGCGACGACCAGCCTTCGATACTGCATCAAGAGTACCGGAGACGAGCGTGGTCTTCAGAGCAATCTGACAGATGTTTCCGAGGCGAGTTGTCGCCGCTGGCTCAGCAGCGGTGAGCGTAGCTCCTTCCTCGTGATAGTTCGTACCGCTAGCGGCTGCAAGTGCATCCGTTTGCCATTCGTGGTTTACAGCAATCGCGTCCGAACGACCACCCATAGACATAAATGGTGTATCGGTTGGCGAGATGTCGTAAATCACATTTTCCAAATCCTCGCGGAGACCCGCTGAGGAGTAGGTTACATATACTCCAGTTGGTTGTGCCATTAGTTTGGTTTCCTTAGTTTAAGAGATTAAGTCCAGAAAAACACTAGTGGCATCTCGCGTACTACCGGTTCTAGCCAAGCGCTCCCGACGCTGTTGTGTAGCTTTTTTGCTACGCTGGGTTTTAGACTCAGGAGTTCCTGACTTGACAACCTTGGGCACAGGCTTTGAAGATTTGGCCTTACGAACTGTACCCTGAGCCGCACGATCTTGGAGCATTGCTTTGTGCAATACCAAGACTACACGGTGATCAGAGATCGAGTCTAAGTCCTGCTGCGAGAAACCAAGGGATAACCCGTAGTCCCGCAACTCGTTCTTCAGGTTAGAGCCGGGATCAGCATAGGCGGGGAGTGCTTCTTTGAGCTTATTAAACTCTGTCTGCATTATCTCCGACAACTGCTGCTGCACTCGCTGCTGCTGTTCGGCTGCAACTCGTTGCTGCTCTTGTTGCACACGGGCAATTTTGTCCCGTGCTTCCTGAAACTCTAAGCGCTTCTCCATGTATTCCATGGGGTCGTCTTCTTTGAGAGTTTTCCAATCG